GAAAAGTTTTGTCAAGAAAAGGCAATCTATAATGCAATCATGGATTCAATTCAAATCCTCGATGGGAAAGATCAAAACCGTGGCAAAGGAAGCATTCCTACTTTGTTGTCTGATGCTTTGGGCGTTAGTTTCGATCCTCATATTGGCCATGACTTTTTGGATTGCTACGCTGATCGCTACGATTTTTATCATCGCATCGAAAAAAGAATACCCTTTGATCTTGAATATTTCAACAAGATTACTAAAGGGGGACTTCCGCAAAAGACCCTTAACATTGCTCTTGCAGGTACTGGCGTCGGCAAGTCTCTTTTTATGTGTCATGTGGCTGCTTCTTGTCTGACACAAAACTACAATGTTCTGTATATCACTCTTGAAATGAGTGAAGAGAAGATCGCTGAAAGAATCGACGCGAATCTTCTAAATGTTTCTCTTGACGATCTCATGAACATGCCGAAAGACATGTATGAGAAGCGCATGGGTAAACTCAAAGAGAAAGTCAAAGGCAAGTTGATCATTAAAGAGTATCCAACTGCTTCTGCGAATCCTGCTCACTTCCGCGCATTGATCAATGACTTGGCTCTGAAGAAGAATTTCCGTCCAGATATTATCTTCGTTGACTATCTAAATATTTGTGCGTCAGCGCGAATCAAAGCAGGTGCGAATGTCAACTCCTATACCTACATCAAAGCGATTGCGGAAGAACTTCGTGGGCTTGCGGTGGAGAATAATGTACCGATCGTTTCGGCTACTCAGACGACTCGATCTGGCTTTAGCAACTCGGATCCTGGACTAGAGGATACTTCAGAGTCGTTTGGTTTGCCAGCCACTGCCGACTTTATGTTTGCTCTTGTTAGTACTGATGAGTTGCAGAAACTTAATCAGTTACTCGTCAAACAACTCAAGAATCGTTATAACGATCCCAACCTCCATAAACGATTTACTATTGGAGTCGATCGCGCAAAGATGAAACTCTATGATCTTGAGCAGAAAGCGCAAGATGCAGTTTTACAAGAAACAGAATCGAAACCAGTTTTTGATCGTGGAAAGAAGTCGACAGATAAGTTTAAGAATCTAAAGGTATGAAACTAGAGCGAATCGAAAAGAAAGTCTATGCTCTTGCCGAGAACTGGATCGGAAAGAAGCATATTCCCTCATTGATTCGTCAATTAAACAAAGCGTTTAAGCCATATATTGTTTGTTTCTCTTCCGAGCGATTTGAGGAAGAATATTTTAAGGATCATAATGTTATCGTAAGTGCACATTATTGCAATCGTATTTCAGATATTGTTCCAGAACACATCTATGTTCAACTTAATTTTCCGAAGAAGCAAAGAAAGGTTACATTAACGAAAGAAGGTGCTCAAAACCTTGCAATCAAGATAATTCGAGCGATACATCATGAGTATCGCCATAAGCATCAGCAACGTCAGCGCCCATTCCTTCTTCAGAAGGAATATAAACCAAAGCCGAAGCAGAATAAGATGAAGGCGATGTATTATGGAAACCCAGACGAAATAGATGCCCATGCGCATGAAACTCAAGCAGAGGCAACGTGTGGGAGATTTAATATAAATAAGTTACGATCGGCACATAAAATCGGATGGAAAGAATGCGAAGCCGTGTTTATGTATCGCTTGCATTTCCGAAAACAAGATCCGAAAGTTTGGAAACGATTCCTTAAAAAGGTTTATAAATCGAATGAAGAAATTCAAACAATATCTAAAAGAGCAAGAAACTCAAAGTAGCATTAGCGACTTCATGGGTTATTGCAAAGACAATTTGGGTATTGCTGAACTTCCAAAACTCGTTATTATTGACGATCGAAATATGGCGAGAGAGAATACCAGTTTCGGTGGATATTCTCCTTCTGAAAGAACGATTCATTTAAATGTTGGCGGACGTCATCTTGCTGATGTTCTTCGCACTCTCGGTCATGAACTCGTACATCATAAACAAAACGAAGATGGTGTATTGCATAACTATGCAGGTGAAACTGGTAGTGAGTTTGAAAACGAAGCAAACAGCAGAGCTGGCGTTCTAATGAGAAATTATGGTAAAGCAAATCCTGCAATTTATGAGGAAGTGCAATATTAATTGAGGTTTTATGACTGTATTTGTGACTGGTGGTTTGGGGTTTATTGGATCTAACTTTGTATTCGCCCACCTAAAAAAACATCCCGCTGATACAGTTGTCATTCTAGACAACTACTCATACGCTGCGAATTCAACCAATATTCTTGGGCTTCACGAGGATTATCGTGTCGTCATGCTGCGTTGTGACATTCGCAATATCAATCGACTTGATCAAATGTACTATGACTATGACCCAAAAATCACATACCATTTTGCTGCTGAGTCTCACGTTGACAACTCTATTGCTGGTGACGATCATTTTATCAGCACTAATGTTGAGGGCACTCACAACATTCTAAAATGCATTCGTAAGTTTGGTAGCAAATTAGTTCATGTCTCAACTGATGAAGTTTATGGATCTCTTGGTCATGATGATCCACCGTTTACTGAAAAGACACCATACGATCCACGCAATCCATACTCTGCAACCAAAGCAGCCAGTGATCATCTTGTTCGCGCTTATGTGAATACTCATGGAATAGATGCAGTTGTTACGAATTGCTCAAATAACTACGGTCCGCGACAGCACTCAGAAAAATTTATCCCAACTATAATTCGCCATATCAAAAACAATACACCCATCCCTGTTTATGGCAATGGTCAGAATGTTCGTGATTGGTTGTTTGTTGAAGATCACTGCGATGCATTGCTCACCATTGGTCAAAACTTTAAATCAGGTGAGCGATATAATATCGGCGGTGGTCATGAGATGAGTAACCTTGAAATGGTTACATTGATTCTAGATCTCATGGGTAAACCTGTGAATATGTATCAGAACTGGATTAATTTTGTAACAGACCGTAAAGGTCATGATTTCAGATATGCAATGGATTCATCAAAACTTGAACGAGAACTCGGTTGGAAAGCAAAAACAAATATAACCGAAGGTCTTCGTAAAACATTGGAGTGGTATAATGCGTAAAGGAATTATTCTATCAGGAGGATTAGGCACTCGTCTATATCCATGCACAAAGGTGACATCAAAGCAATTGCTTCCAGTGTATGACAAACCACTTGTCTACTATCCACTGTCAACATTAATGATGGCAGGAATTCGCGATATTCTAATTATCACTTCACCAGCTGATCGTGCGCCATTTGAAAATCTGATTGGCGATGGTTCGCAATGGGGATTGAATATTTCTTATGAAACTCAATTACAACCAAGAGGAATTGCTGAGTGCTTTCGTATTGCTGAAAAATGGATTGGTAAAGACGATGTGACTCTGATTCTTGGTGATAATATTTTCTATGGTAACGAACTGATTAATCGTTTCAATGCTGCAAATTGGAATAATGTTGGATGCACATTATTTGCATATCACGTTGCTGATCCAGAAAGATTTGGTGTAATTGAATTAGATCATAATGATGAGCCTTTAAGAATTCTAGAAAAGCCAAAAATTGCACCAAGCAATTATGCAGTCACTGGGCTTTACTTTTATAACAATAAAGTAGTAGAATATGCTTGGAGGATTAATCCTTCAGCAAGAGGCGAATTAGAAATTACAGACATTAACAATCTCTATATGCAAGATCATGATTGCAAGATTGAGTATTTAAATCGTGGTATTGCTTGGATTGATACTGGTACGTTTGAATCTCTTTCAGAAGCCTCTGTGTTTGTTGGCTCTGTCCAACGTCGAACTGGTATGATGATTGCATGTCCTGAAGAAATTGCATATAAAAATGCATGGATTACAGAGCATGAAGTTCGTCGTGCTGCTGAGAAGTATAGTAAATCAGATTATGGTAAGTATCTTGGTCAAATTTTGAGGATGAAATAATGATGACTGATGTGGAAAAGATGATTCAGAATTTGGTTGCTGAAGTCGGCACACCGAAGTATGCTTATAATTGCAAAGAATTCAATCCTGAGAAGGACACCGTATTCTATTCTGGTCCATATTGGGACGAGAAAGAAGTTATTGCTGGTGTCACTACATTCCTCACAGGCAAGTGGCTCGTCTCTGGTGAGCAGGTTGCCAAGTTTCAATGGGAATTTGGTCGCAAGTTTAATGTAAAGCATAGCCATATGGTGAACTCTGGTTCATCCGCTAATCTTACTATGGTTGCTGCACTCAAGAAACATTTGAAGTGGCATGATGGTGATGAAGTCATCGTATCGCCTGTTGGATTCCCAACCACGATTGCTCCACTTGTTCAAAATAATCTCAAGCCTGTGTTTGTTGACATTGAAATGAACACTCTCAATTTTGATATTGAGTTAGTAAAGAAATCATTGACAGATAAAACAGTGGCTGTATTTGTTTCACCAGTGCTTGGTAATCCTCCAGATATGGATGCTATTGCTAAATTTTGCGCTGAGAATGATTTGTATCTAATTGGTGACAATTGCGATTCACTTGGCACAAAGTGGGATGGTAAGTTGCTCACTGACTATTATTATTCTTGGACAACCTCGTTCTATCCTGCGCATCACATCTCAACTGGCGAAGGAGGCATGGTTTGCTCAAATGACGAAGAACTTATTAACACAGCGCGTTCGATTAGTTGGTGGGGTCGTGATTGTCGTTGCGTGGGTGCTGCTAATTTGTTGGCTTGCGGCACTTGCGGTAATCGATTCGACAAATGGCTCGAAGGATACAACGGAATCATCGACCACAAATACCTATTCTCCAACATGGGATATAATCTCAAACCATTAGACATGCAAGGTGCGATTGGTAGAGAACAGTTAAAGAAGATTGATGAAATTGATGTGAAGCGTCGCTTGAATTTCCAACGCATTAAAAGTCTATTCATGCGTTATGTTCCTGGTGTTCGTGTTGCAAGCAATCTCGACAAGGCTGATCCTTCGTGGTTCGGTGTTCCGTTGATCACTGATACACCAGAACTGAAAGAGAAACTCCAGGCATTTTGCGAGGCGAATAGAATTCAAACTCGCAATTACTTTGCTGGAAATATTTTATTGCATCCTGGATATAAACATCTTGGTAACGCAGCAGATTATCCAAATGCGAATAAAGCATTGAGCAACGTATTCTTTGTTGGATGCCCACCTCATTATGGCGATAAGGTATGGGAATATTACGAGAGTGTAATGCAAAAATGGCAGAAATAAATGTCTTCGGAGGATTTGGTTTTGTCGGAAGTGAATACTGCAGAATCTCAAAAGATATTCTCGTCAAAAACTTCCGAGAAAATATTGGAGTATTCTCTCCTAACGTTGTATATTTTATTAGTACTGTCGACAATTACAATGTGCATACTGACAGTCAGTTGGATATACACACTAACCTCATTGTTCTAACGAAGGTTCTGGATAATTATCGAGACTATATAAAGTCTTTCAAGAAAGATGGAGTGTTCAACTTCATCAGTTCTTGGTTTGTTTATGGACAAGATTCTGGATTTGGCGAAGGATCGCGAGGCATTTCGGAAACTGATCTCTGCGATCCAAAAGGATTTTATTCAATTACAAAACGATGCGCCGAGCAGTTGCTTATGTCTTACTGCGAGACGTTTGGATTAAAATATCGCATATTGAGGCTGGCAAATGTATTGGGTCCGCAAGATAAAAAGGTTTCTGCGAAGAAAAATGCGGTCCAATATCTATTGGGCGAGCTCGCTTCGAACAGACCCGTCGACCTCTATGACAGTGGTTATTTTTATCGTGATTATATTGATGTTCGCGATTGCGCTCGAGCAATCGACTTGGTTGTCAATCGAGGAGAGATCAACTCGATCTACAACATCGGAAATGGAAAGCCAATAATCTTCCGCGATATTATTCGTTATGCTCGAGATTCAATGGATTCTGGCTCCGAAATTCGTACAATCGAACAGAAAGAGTTTCATAAAAAAGTTCAATCCTCTCGCTCTTTCTTTATGGATAACACGAAGTTAAGAGAATTGGGCTATCGACAAGAACATAGCATTAACGAAACGATTGACGACATTATTCAGAATATCTTGACACATAAAAGTAACTAAATAGAACATATAGCCATCCCACAGAGTGGAAGAGGAATATGTTAGGATTTAGTCAATATCTCACCGAAGCCGCAAAATTTGAGAATGAAGATCTCCAGGGCGGTCACCTAGAACACGTCGAAGATTACCTTGTCAATCATGGCAAGGAAGGATTGAATCTCTCTCAGAGATTTCTAAATCAAATGCACAGTTATCTGAAGGGAGAACCTTCAGAAGTTAAAGTGTCCGTCAAGCACGACGGTGCACCTGCAATGATCTTTGGTCGTTTACCAAACAAAGGCGCTAAAAATAGTGGCTATGCGCCTGGTGCATTTTTCGTTGCAACCAAATCTGCATTTAATAAAACAACTCAGAAACTCGCCACAACACCAGAAGAAGTTCAACAACTCTACGGTGATAAGCCAGAACTAGCACAAAAATTAATGGGCGCATTAGAGCATCTTCCAAAAGTTGCTCCAATGAGAGGAATCTATCAAGGCGATTTCATGCATGATCCAAGCATGGT